TCTGTTGCCGCCGAGCTTGCTCGACTTCTGCTCGTGAATGAAATGCGTCCAATCTACCACCTTCCCGCATTATTTCGAAGACCTTCCTTCTACTGATGGTTTGGGGACTGAGAAGTTCGCGCCAGAAAGACATGAGTTTGCGCTGAGTGATCATGTTACCAATGCGCGCCTCATGAATTTTGGGATTACTGTAGTACCGAACAGATACCGCACCATCTGCGATATTGTGTTCGGTAGATCTATTTGATGGATCCAATAGATGTTCCCTTTTGCATGCGAGAAACTTTTCAGCGGGAACGTAGATGTCAGTGAGTGGGTGAATGATTCTAGTCATTTTGATTTACTTTCTCTCATTTTGAATCTCTACTTAGGTGCTTGTTTTATGTAAACTGGTCTTTCAGTCTTAATGATCGCCAAACCCATACGTAATATAAATCGCGCAAATCTCGAATTGACCAAGATAACCGTGTGATCTATATACTTTCTAGAACTGTATCTGTGTTCATCCAACACACCTTTCATAGAAAGAATACGTCCTACTGAAATCTTTCTACAATCTGTAGCATCTAAAACAATCTTAACACGTCTATCCTGAGACCATACTTGAGTAAAAAATGAATCTAACTCACTAGCAGACGTCGTATCATTCAATTTAATCCCAACTTGTGTAGGACTCATATATGAATACTAGAATTGAAAATCACAACTTTTACAGTGAGGATAACCCACTCTAAAAGCTGTTCCAAACGGGGCTCGAACCCGTGACCTTGGCGTTATAAGCACCACGCTCTAACCAACTGAGCTATAAGAACGGTGCAACTTGATCGTGTTACTAATCAACTTGTATAACGGTGGCATACTATATAGGAACTTCTACTTTAAGCATTTTTAATCATGGCATTAATATTGTTATTCGCATTCTTCGTAATGGAGTTACCGAAATTGTCGAGACCGAGAAGATTGATAATCTCACCGATGAGCATGAACTGTTGGGACATGACGACAGCCTTCGCGAACCTTGTCTTTGGTGAATAGTCGCCATAACCCACGGATGACATAGTTGTAAAAGAAAAGTAAAAAGGATCTACAACACTATCATCAAACCCAAACGCATCCGGGTTAATTCGATTAATGCTGGCATACACGAGACCATAAATGAGTGTTATAACTAAAATTGGTAAAAATCGTATTAACTTGAACATTTATAGTATCCTGAGAAAATTATACAGAGTCAACGCGTTCTAGTTCATCCATCTCTTTACTCCTTCTTCTATTTATATTTTGGAAAGCTCCCAACCATCTATTTACTGCACGTCTAGAGCCGGTTATAGACGCTGCATCATCACTCACCACGATGGAGAGGCCATTACAGACATCCGGTTTGTTTTCTTTCTCGGGAAATTGAACCATGAATGCCTGGATAGATATGGCCGGTATATCTGGAGCTTCGTCTAATAATCGATCGTATTCCTCCCTAGACTTCATAAGAAACTCAACTACTTCTGAGCGGTGTTTCACATCGAGTGATATTTCCATATCGATAGACCTATAGAACTTTGACCATTGTACACACATCGCTGAATGTGACTCAGATAGAGGTAGAGACTGACTAAATTTTGAGATACTCGTCAAAATTCCACCCAAAACATTCATGAATGCAAAGAAATACTGAATGACCATTATATTGTTTTTGGTATCTTGAGATACATTTTCATTACCACTCGGATTTAATACCGCAAAACCACCCACACCCGTTATACTTGCTATAATTATACTAGGATAAGACAACCAATCATTCTGTTTCTTGTAGAATAGGCGTGCATGGTTATGCAACCAGCGGTATCCAGCCGCTTTCTCTGCCCATTTTATAAGCAACTTTTCTTGTTTTTCGCACCACTCACAGTGTTCGTCTTGTTTAACACTCATGGTCTATTTTACGCGGATATATTTTTCGCACTCTCCCTGGCTAATGTATCAGCTTCTTCATTTCTAGGGTCGCCATTATGGGCTTTTACCCACCGCCATTCAACTACGTTCAATTTGTTACGCGTTTCATCGATAGCAATCCACAAATCCTTATTTTTCACTGGTGCACCCGCAGATGTCATCCACCCATTTTGTTTCCATTTTATAATCCATGAATTTATTCCTTGTTTCACGTAGTTACTATCCGTAAATATACGCACCGCTTGAATATCTCTCTTCACACATTCCTCGAGCGCTTTCAAAATAGCGGTCATCTCCATCCGATTATTTGTTGAATTAGGTTGTCCAGCACTAAGCTTAAAACTATCACTGACCACACCCCAGCCAGAAGGTCCAGGATTTCCCAGACTGCTCCCATCGGTGTATATCTCATACATGATTAGGTATTGGGTTTATTTTCTAAGTCCATTATAAAAAAGATGCAACAAATTGCCCCCATGTTAATGTTACTTTGTTGTGTATGCTGTTGCTCCTCATCTATGAGGTCAGCCGGTAGTATTCCTACCACACCCGCTGCTTCTATCGCCAGTTGTATGGGTTTATTTACCGGTGGTTTGGGTATGCTCGGTGGGGGTTTGTTTTGAGGGGTACTCTGAAGCCTTCTTTGGTGTTTTACATATCGTATCACCACAATGATCCCTGTTCTGATAGATAGAATTGATGGATGTTGAAATTTCGTTACACGACTTCAAATTCCAACGTCCCAATAGAGGTTTATCCACTTTAACAAAAAGTTCAAATACTTTCTTGAACATTATATTAAATAGGAGGCTTGTATTTAAGTAATCATTTTTAAACAGCATTGGTACTGTGCATTTTAAAAATGAGTTTTGTTTTTTAATTATTTACTAAAATACCGCGTATGGGCATTTAGTTGGAGAAGGCGAGGCCACCCATACCAGACTGGACACGGAGGACGTTGTAGTTAACCGCGAACATGCTGAGGTTGAGCGCGTCAGTGGACTTCATAGTAACAGCAACCTGCGCGTTGTCGATGCGGGAGAAGTTGCAAGTGCCGGTAGGCTGGTGCTCCTCGGGCTTGAGCGCGAAGGAGTACGAGTAGACACCCGCGTAGGGGGAGCCGGAGTGGTGGAAGTGGGGCTGCACCTGGTTGAAGTACTTACCCTTTTGCTCCTTGAACCTGTCCTGACCGTTGAGCACAAGCTTGAAGGTGTTGAGGGGACCGTTGACCTCCTCGGTGAAGGCGTCGGCAGCCGCGGTACCGCCAGTGCCTAGCTTGAGGAGAGGAGCACCGGAGACAGAGGTGGAGATGAAAGCGTTGGAGTCGGCAATGCCGGTGGGGTCGCACTCGAGGATAATGTCATCAACAGCACCCTTGGAGGTGAAGTTCCACATCTTGGTACGGGCAACACCCGAGTCGAAGCACCATACGAGCTCCTTGACGGGGTGGTTGTACGAGAGGCGGACCTGCTTGGTGGAAGCGGTGGTGACGGTATCAGTACCAGTGTGCTGCACCTGCTCGATCAGGTATTCGTGACCCTTTTGGGCAAAACGCCTACGCTCCTCGGTGTCAAGGTATACGTAGTTGGCCCAGACCTTGAAGGTGCCAGTCTGGAGGTAGGTAGAGAAATCAGACGCTAAATCGAAATCAATACGAACCTCGTGGTACTGCAGAGCAATTAGTGGGAGGTAAAGTCCGGGATTGCGGTTAAAGAAAAAGACTAGGGGCAAATAGACAGTAGAATCGGCAGTGCCGGTAGTCATCTTACCCCAAGTGGCCTTCTTGGACTCATCGAGGTAAAGCTCGGAGTACAGACGCCACCACTTCTGGTAGTGCTTGTCGACCCTTTGTCCACCGATCGATAATTCGACGGAGGAGACCGCACGCTCAGCGACCCAGTTAAGATCCGCGGCAGTAGCGGAAGAGAGGGACGCGATGCCAGCCTTAGACATGAGCTCGACGTACATATCGCCGACAAGATCACCGTTACGGGCGACGGTGACGGAAACGCGGCCGGAGTCAGCGGCAGTACCGTTGACGGTCTGCTCGATGTTCTCCATCGCGAAGTTAGTGTGGCGCTTGTATTTCGCCTGGAAGAAAGTTACTTCGGGGTTGCCAGTCAGATAGACATCCTGGGCTCCGTAGGCGACCAATTGCATAAGACCGCCAGCCATTTTGAGAGTTGTTGTACTATAAGCAGAGAAAATAATTTTGGATAAATGCGAAATTTCGCGATCCAATTTTTCTTGGTCTAATTCAAATGTCCACACAGCCTGAAGAACCTGAGATTGAGGAGGGTGAAATTGTATCCGAAACTGAATCCGAAGAAGAGGAGCTCTCCATCATCGCTACTGAGGATGAGCCTATGGACGAAATCGATGATGACGATATGATGTTCGAAGATGATGGTGTGGATGTTGCGACCCTCATGACCTCCCTTCTCGCAACCGAGGATGGAGACACTGTATGTACGGCCCTTGTCAGTATCACCCAACAACTTCAAATGCAAAACAAAATTTTGATAAAGATTTTGAGTGAATTAAAAAATTAATTAGAGAGAAAAATTGTAAAAGATATAATTAATGGAGGACACTCACTTCATCGACAAGGAACCAAATCGCTATGAAGCGCTTGCAGTACTTCAAAAACAGACTATCCAGTCGATGAATGAAGAGACCATAACAAATATTATCGAAACATTTGAAAAGATGTGGAACCTCAGAACAGAAGATTTCAAATGTGCACGCGAACTCGGGTATCATCAGTATGTACACATCGATAATTTTGACACCGAGGGGAACCCAAATGTGAGTAGTATCGACATTTTAGCAATAAAAGGTATTCGTGAAAAACAGCGTCGTTTCCTGGTAGATTTAAAAGGTCAGATCAAGAAACTCA